TCTAAAGGATTAGAACTATGTCTGAGTTAAGTCTCTCTCGCTTAATCGGACATGGCTACAAGGAGTTTTGGAACAGTAAAAAGCGTTTTAGAGTAGTTAAGGGCAGTCGTGGCAGTAAGAAGTCTGTTACTACAGCCTACTGGCTGATCATCAATATGATGGCCTATCCGGAATCGAACGCCCTCGTTTTAAGACGCTACGAGCGAACCCTGCGTGATAGCTGTTTCGCAGTTCTGCAGTGGGTACTAAATCAGCTTTGCGTGGCCTCTTATTGGAAGGTAACTACGTCACCGCTAGAGATGACCTACCTACCAACAGGTCAGAAGATACTTTTCAGAGGCCTCGATGATCCTCTTAAGATAACCTCCATCACTGTAAAGCACGGCGTTTTAAATTATGTATGGCTCGAGGAATCGTATGAAGTCGAGAACGAGGACACCTTCAATAAGATTGAGATGTCCATTCGTGGCAAGATGCCGAAGGGATATTTTAAGTCCTTCATTCTGACCTTTAACCCGTGGTCCGAGTGCTGGCTTAAAAAGCGTTTCTTTGACAACCCAGACGACGACACGCTGGCCATGACAACCACGTACACCTGCAATGAATGGCTCGATGAGTCGGACATCAAGCAGTTTGAGTACATGAAACAGAACAACCCTCGTCGTTACCGCATCGAGGGATTAGGTGAGTGGGGTATCTCTGAAGGTCTTATATACGTAAATACAGAGCGCCGAGACATTAAGTTGCAGGACTTTATAGGTAAGCGCGACTATTACGCCTTCTATGGACTAGATTTTGGCTTCACAGACCCAACCGCGTTCGTGGGTGGGTTTATAAATTTTGAGCTCAAAGAAATCTATGTCCTCATGGAACTGTATGAACCAGGACTTACCAACCAGGACATTGCAGAAAGACTCAAGACTATGGGCATAAGGCATGAGGTGATCAAGTGCGACGCGGCTGAACCTAAGTCCATTGAGGAGCTAAGGAAGGCAGGCATAAACGCTAAACCGGCGTCAAAGGGCCCCGATTCTGTGAAGTTTGGCATCCAGAAGCTGCAGAACTTCAAGATCATCTACTCCCCAGATTGCGTGAACTTTGAGCACGAAATAAAAAACTATTGTTGGGCTAAAGACCGACAAGGTAAGCAGACCGATACACCAGATCATGAGTATAGCCATCTTATGGATGGTCTTCGCTACGCTACAGTAGATCTAAAGCCAAGTGCTCTTAATATTCCTGCAAGCAACAAGGCTGCACTACTACAGCCTAGGTACAGAAGATAAAATGGTCGCTTAACGGTGACAGCGTGACTAAATATATCAGCAAGCGAGTTAAACACATATGCCAAGACCAAGAAAATTAAAGCTGTTTGATAACTCACAGCTTTTTATACCACGTAGAACCGTCCAGGCGCTCGATTCGCTAGAGAAGGTGCGTAAGGCCTTCGCATTACCTGCCAACGCCTCAGGACTAAGTCAGGAAAGCCGTATGGCTATGGATTCAGCCTTTGACGCTGCGGGTGGTTACTCAGCAATCTATGAATCCTTTCAGCAGCACGCAACTGAGCTAGGTCAGTTCCCTATGACCAGCTTTGTAGGTTATGGAACTCTTCAGCAGATCGCCCAGCAGGGTATGATTAGAGCCTGCATTCAGACCGTAGCCGATGACATGACCCGTAAATGGATTAATCTTAAAGCTGGTGAAGGTACAGATGCCGAAAAGCTTGACCGCTTAAAGTCTTTAATCGAGAACAAGTATCACTTAAGACAGGTATTCCACAAAGCATTCACAACCACCGGATATATGGGTGGCGCTTTAATCTTCGTGAAGGTAGGCCTTAACAACAAGACCGCTGACATGAAGCTGTCATACAGCGATGTAAGCGCCGAACTAAAGCAGGGTGAGACCTTAAGCTTTATCGTTGTTGATCCTGTCAACTGCTCTCCAGCTGACTACAACTGCATTGACCCACTCCAGGAAGACTATATGCAGCCTAAGCACTGGTACGTCTTAGGTACTACGGTAGATGCATCGCGCTTAATTCCTGTAATCGATAACGAGCCACCTGTATTACTAAAGCCTAACTACAACTTCTTAGGCATTCCGCAGGCTCAAATCCTGTGGGATTATGTGATGCACTTTAATGACTGCCGCGTAAGCACTGCAAGACTGCTAAACAAGTTAAGTCTGCTTGTAGTGCAGACCGATATGGACGCAGTGCTCACCGACCCTAACGGCGTGGCCAACTTCGACACTAAGATGGACCTTTTAGCTCGCTACAGAAACAACGATGCCGTTTTTGTGTGCGATAAGGACACTGAAGGCGTTATGAACGTACAGACTAGCATCGCAGGTTGTACAGACATCGTACGCCAGAGCTTGGAGATGGTCGCAGCCATTAACCGAACTCCTGCAGTAAAGCTCCTAGGCATTAGTCCAAGTGGCTTCAACGCTACTGGTGAAAGCGACATCACGAACTACTACGACTACATCCACTCCAAGCAGGAGCTGCACCATGACGAGATCCAGAAGTGCCTCGACGCGATTCAGTTAGTTGAGTTCGGTTACATCGACCCTTCTATCAGTTTCGAGTTTGTACCTCTGTCTGAGGAAAATGCCGCATCTAAAGCTATGACCGCTCAGACCAAGATAGGTGCGCTAACTCAGCTTGTTGACCGTCAAATCATGAGCGCTGAGGAGTTAAGGCAGGCCGTAAAGCAGGATGACACTTTGGGTCTTTCAATGCTTTCTGATGAGATGCCAGAGATGGAAGATGAGCAGGACGACTTCAAGACTGATGAACCTCAGCCGAACCTTTTTAGTGGTATGAGCTCATCACAGACCGAGGAGCCTGACAATGGTGAAGAAGGTAAGACTCTGTAGAGCAGTTGAAAGCAACGTGGGAGAACGTCGAGCCTACAAGAAGCAGCTGGTGAGAATTCAGCGAGACTTCCAGGCTTACGTTCTGGGTGAAATCTTCATAGAGCTAGAACGCCAGAACGCGCTCACATATGATGCCAGACTGCCGACCAGCGAAGACCTTAAAAACGTCAAAAACAAAACGCTGAAGCTCCTAAGACGCGGTGTTGAGTTCGCGAAGTTTCTGCAGGACCTTATCGCCAAAAATCTAAAACGCTGGCTTGATTCGCTGCGCCAGGTTTCAACCTCCGTAGCCGAACGCTTCGTCAAGAAGGCCATGAGCTCATCAAGTAACGCCCAGAAAGCCGCGCTCATCGCGGCAGGCGTTAAGCCATCGCTGATTAAAGAGGCCTGGACCGTTCCGGTAGTTGGAAAGCAATACATAAGCCCGGAAGCAGCCAGCACAATGCCGGCGATGGTCCGCGAAAACGTTGAGCTCATAACCCACATCGGAGAGAACGACGTAACCCGCATAACCGAGGTATTAACTCAGGGGCTGCAGGAAGGCATGGACTACAACGCCTTAAGGCAGGAGCTTAATGCAACTAATGGCTTTGACGGCGCAAGGGCCGACCGAGTAGCCCTGGACCAGATCAACAAGATAAATCAGCAGGTGCAGATCATGAATGCACAGTCACTAGGCTGCACCCAGGCCAGATGGAAGCACGTGCCAGGCCAGTACACATCGCGAAAAACTCATATGGCCATGGACGGGAAGACTTTCGACCTTAACGTGGGCTTATTTGACGAGGCCGTAGGTCGTAACGTAATCCCAGGGCAGCTGCCTTACTGCTTCCCAGCGGGATCACAGCTGACCTTTATCCAGGGTATAAATAAAATTTACCGGCACTCGTTTAGAGGTGAACTGACCCTTCTCGTTACGGACGGTCTCGAACCCTTGAGAACTACACCTAATCATCCAGTACTTACAACCGCTGGATGGGTCCGAGCAGATTCTCTGAAGGTCGGAGACGATCTTATAGCTGCAGAAGGAAAAGCACTCGATGTCTTTAGCGCTAACCGTGACTACAGTATAGCCACACTCGATGAGCTTTTTAATACGTTTAAGGGGCTTAGAGCTTCGGGTTTCGTACTTGGTGGTTCCGATAGTCAATTCCACGGCGACGGATCCAGCGATGACGAGGTCAATGTTGTAGATGTCCGCGGCTTTCTGTCTGACGGGTTCGAGCCCGGCGGAGCGAAGCAGGTCGTAGAGTTCATCCTCGCCAGGACCAAAAAAGCAGGATTTGGATTCTTTCATGATTGCTTTTTTAACCAGGACTTCATGCCGATCATGAGTGCCACGGCGGGCCTCATGCGCAGGAGCAACAAGCGCCTGGCGCTCCTCAGCGCTCATCTTTCCGAGCCTTATATAGTTAGCCTCGGAGCCAGTGCGGCGTTTTATACCGCGTTTGGTGAGCTCTCGGTTGATAACGCAGCGTTCTACTCCGTACTTCTTGGAAACTGCGAGCTCGGACATTCCGGCGACGTAATCGGCGACGGCAGCGTCTCTGTCGAAACGGGCGATATTCATAGCCTCAAACAATCCCATGGCGTGGAATTTAGTTCTAAGCCAGGATGGCGAAGCATGAATAGCGTCGGCGGCAGCCTGACGGGTGGCGCCTTTTTGAATAAGACTGTACGCATAAAGGATATCGTCCACATTCCTTTTTCTGACCATGTCTATAACCTCGAAAGTTTAACTGGTTGGTTTGGATGCGAACATTATACCGTACATAACTGCAGGTGTGTAAGTCGTTTAATTATTCCCAAGGAGGCAACAACAGAATGAGAAGACTAGTCTACGACACAGTACCGGTTGACTCTGTCAGAACTGTAGATGACAACGGCTACCTTCACGTTGGCGTAAGCAACATTACTAAGGAGCAGGTAGCGCCTTATCTAGGTAGAGAAATCCCAGGCTTCGAAAAGCTGGGTCTGAAACCGGATGAAATTTATAACGTCTACAGACCGGCGTCAGAGCTGTCAAAGCCTGCAACAGTGGCAAGCCTAAACGGTATACCAATTCTATTAAAACACGCTCCCGACTCGGCAGCTGAGCCCGCAACAAACCGCGTAGGTTCAACCGGCACCGACGCAAAATGGGAGCCACCCTATTTGACCAACTCACTGCATATCCAGGACGCTGATGCCATAAGACGCATCAACGATGGGACCATGCGTGAGATATCAATGGGCTACTTCTATACTCCAGTGCTAAAGCACGGAGAGTTTAGAGGAGAACCATACGACCTAATCATGACCGACATCGCCTGCAACCACGTTGCGCTGGTCGAGGAAGGCCGTGCGGGGCCTGACGTCCTGGTCAAGGACGCAGCCCTTAACTCAAATCTTCCTGCCGGTGATGGTCAGGAAGACAGAACATCATCGGAAACTAACCAGGAGAACGATATGAACGAAAAGGAGAAAGCAATAGCCGAGATCTTGGAGATCGTAGCTGGCGCAGGTATTGA